TTACTGCTCATTCAGCAAGGCTATGCGCATTGGCTTGCCGCCTGACTTAAGGATTTCAAATCCGACAGTTCCAAACTCTTCAAGGTCTATATTATTGCGGTCAACCAGCTTAATGATAGCGTCATGGTCTCGGCCCACCCCGTCTGCTATTGCTGCGGTATTAGTGACAAGGTCGAGTTTCTTAATCTCTACTAATTGCATAGCGTTTTCCTACTCTTTGAGATGAACCTTTGCCGAAATGAAACGCCAGCCCACCGAAGGCTCGCCAGCACTAAACTGACGTCTCTAAAGGCTCATTTCACAGGTTAGGGTTCGGTGTGTTTGTGGTCATGCTCTGCCATTTCGGGTGGCAGTTCTTCTTGGGGTTTGTCATGCCCAATAAAAAAGCCCGACCGAAGTCAGGCTCTTGATTGGTTATGTTATGCTTCAGAGCAACTTGTAAGGAGACAGGCTATGCACATAAATACCAAGTACAGACTTGGAGCTCTGTTCTACCTCATGGCGGCATATGCTATTGCCCTGCCACTGATGGCCCTGATTTTAGATGTGGTGATTGGCGGTAGCCTTATTGATATATGGAAAGGTTCATATTCCTTCTCTGACTTGCTTAACCACCGCGAGGATCTTTATCTCATGATGGCAGGGCTAGGTGCTGCCATAGGATTTGTCTACTGGCTCTTTTTTTACAGAAAATACCAGCATTACGACCCCATGGATAAATACTTTAAGTAGTTACTGGCATTGCCTGGTGATGTAGTCCTGCAAATACATCAGGGCTTTCTGGTCGCGGATGATTCCGGATCGGATACCGAGAACGTTTCGTCCAGCAAGGTCAGCGAGTTCGACGGTTCCTGCATCGCCCATGCTGCCGGTGGTGAAGGTGTAATCCTGAGTGGGACACTTCCCTTAACGCGCACCCTGCCACCATTATCGAGACGCCTACGCAGAGCATCATTTTCAGCATTCGCATCAGCAAGCTCCTTTGTGTATTTAGCGTCCAGCGCTGCAACATCGCGCTGGCGCACCTGCATGTCGTTGATGGGGGCGCTCGCCAGCTTCAGGCTTTGCTCGGCATCAGCAGCACGATTTCTTCTGTTTCAGTGAGAAAATGCTTGCGCTAATGTATAGGTGCACCAATGCTAATCACATTAGCATGCCGCAGAAACGGGAAGGGCCCCACCAAAGCGGAGCCCAACATGAAGAAAGGGTTATGATGAAGCTAGTCATCATCCTGATTGTTCTCTTAGTGATTAGCTCCCCAGCTTACTAAGACAGTCAGAAGAAGGGAAAAAATCCCCTCCAACCCTAAACTCAAATATAAGGTCGAAAAATGGCCCAATCAACTACTGCAATTCAGTTAAAGAGTGATCTCAAACGAGGGGTTAGAAGCAAAGGCTTCAAACTTACCGAGGAGATTATCTCTCTCATTGCAGACTTATCAGATAAAACCGAGAAGCCGCAATCCGCCGTCATTAGCGAAGCAATCAGGCTTTACGCTGAATCACTTAACAAGTAACCGAATGTGCCGAATGCGTATGTTATTCGGCGCATTTTTTTGGGTTGAATAAGCTTTTAACAATAAAAAGCCCCGCTGCCTGAAGCAAACGGAACCCTTTCATAAAACTTAAAAATGCACCTCTGTCCGAAGCGAAAGGTTTCGGCAACTACACCTGCATATTCATCACATGACAGTACAATTTTTCTAATCAACTTAGATCGTCCAAGAGCGCATTAAATAACAGATGATTGCAGTTGCCAGAAAACGTCACTACCCAAATTCGCCTGAGTTCGTACAGGTGTTTTTGTCCCATCCATGCCCCATTCACATCACCGGCGCATCATCATCCCTCGTCCGGTTGACCAGCCACGTCACTACGCCTATCACCTCGACGTCATCCAGTGCGTCACCCTCGATAGCTTCTCCATCTTCCGTAATTAACGATTTACCCGCTGGCCTGGCGAAATAGTTTCGGCCCAGCCAGTTGACCAAAACGTACTCGCCTGCTTTTGGCCGCGAACCTTTTTCGACAACCGCATAGCCTGAAGCCGTTTCGATGACGAGACTGTTCGCATTAATGCCGCATATCGATTCCGGCGTTAACCGTGACTCAACATAGTCTATAGCCGGGGACGGGAAACCGCTCATGATGACCTCCTTACCATTACTGTATGTGCATACAGTAGTTATTGAAAAAAGGATGGTCAAGCGAAGCCAGTCAAAAGACCACTAAATAAATGACTATCATCATGGTTCCGGTAAAAATAAATTGACTTAAGTTAATTTAATAATAATCATCACCCGATTAAATCACTGATTTCTTTATTTTAAATATATCCTTTTCAAAAACCATGGTAAATACAAACACATGCGTTTTATTACGGAGGTGCGAGTGAAAACTCCTAGCGGCAGGATTGAGTTTGCTAACTCATTGCGTGGTTTGGCAGCTGTTGCGGTACTAATTTCACATTATTTTGGAGTTTTTTGGTACAGCCGACAGGGAGCAGGTCAGCTTGCTAATGCGCTGGTGCCAACGGTGGAGCAGGTTCCTACACCATCATATGTGACGTGGTTTGTTTCCTTTCCAGTCGCCTGGGCTCCGCTAGGTGTGGCCCTGTTTTTTCTAATAAGTGGATTTGTTATTCCCTTTTCAATAACACGATCCAGTGCCATGGCCTTCCTTGTTGGCCGTTTTTTCCGCATATATCCTCTTTATATCGCTGGATTTTCGGTGACAGTGCTGGCCCTGATGCTTTCAGGAAACGCTTCTGGTTTCGCTTTCCCGTATACATTTGAACAAGTAATTACGCATTATATCCCAGGGGTTCATGCGCTTATTGGCACGGCTGGAATTGACGGAATAATATGGACACTGGAAATAGAAATAGCTTTTTATCTGGTATGCGCGATTTCCGCCCCTTTGATTAGAACAGGTAATATCCTATTTTTCTTCGTTCCGGCGGTTCTTTTTTCCTTTGTTTATTTCTTTCATGGATACTCATGGGGCAGCAATCTGAAATTGCTGGCTCACTTCAGCGAATACATGATTTTTATGTTTATTGGTGTGGCGTTTAACTATCTGTTTCGTGGAATATTGAAATTACAGACATTTTTATTCATTGTCACAGGAATTTTTATAACATTTTACTTTGGCATGAAAACCAATGACGAGCCGCAGGCCGCGATCACCGGATATACAGTGGCTCTGGTTATTTTCACGCTCTCGGCACTGACTTCAAAACACTGGAAGCAGTCACGGATACTGAGTTTTCTGGCTGATATCAGTTACCCACTCTATGTAGTACATGGTGTTATGGGGTACGCAATCCTGGCTCATTTAACATCGGCAGGTGTTTCGCCGTTTGTAAGCATTATGGCAGCAACAGTTACATCGGTTTTCGTAGCGTGGATGCTACACGTTACTATAGAGTCCCCAAGCCATAACATAGGCAAGAAAATGATGGCGCTGATATCGGTAAAGAAAGCAGTGGCAGTTTGATATATAAGGGCGTAATTAAACGCCCTTTTTATTTATTGCGGTTGTGGCGGCCACTGAATAGCCGGGGATTTATTTGTATCAACGCGATTAACCAGAACGCGATATTTCTTCCATTCGCTCAATAAGCGCACTTCTTCGTCAGTCGCCATATCCAGATCAACAGCATCCTGCAAGGGTGCTATCTGGTTATTCGCCACGGTTAGTCTGTACTGCTTCTCCTGTTCAGCGGCAGCGACAAGTTGTGCTTGCGACGGTGGCTCAATAGGGGGCTGCGTGAAGGTTTCCCCATCATATAACCAGCCAATTCCAACAGACCCGTCAGTTTTAACAGCGTATCCTTCATCGGGTTGCCATTCTGTTTCTCCGTCCCAAACGACAATATTTATTACCATGCCGTCTTTTACTACTGCATAACAATTATCCATTACGCGTACTCCCAAATAATGACTAGCCCATCATTACCGCGGTTGCCATTTACATTCTGGTTTCCAGAAGTGGTAACAGCGCCTGGCCCACCACCACCCGGACCGCCTTGCCCTGAGACAACAGAGGCACCACCAAATCCGGCCCCCATCGTTCCACCCGCAATGGTCGGTGATGAGGACACGCCGTTTTGTCCACCTGAGCCCGTGGAGTTTATATTTCCTCCAGAAGCTGTTCCGCCGCCGCCGCCCATGCCTACAAGGCTACTCGATGCGTTAGAGGATGCCGTGTTGCCGCCACTGCCTCCCGTGGCAGTAAAACCAGAACCAAAGGTGGTAGCGCCACCGTTCTGTCCACTGACAGCAGGATAAGTAGCACCGTTGCCGCCCTGACCTACCGTGTAAGCAATCGCTGCGGTGCTGCTGATAGGGATGTATTTTTTTGCATACCCACCACCGCCGCCACCGCCGCCCGCCGCGTTATAGTTTGCAGAGGATGAAGCAGCACCACCGCCACCGCCACCGCCGACGATTTCGGCGACGATCGCTTTAACGTTGACCCCTGGAGTATAAGAACCGGATGTGCCAAAAACCTTTGGTGCCCCCAAAAGGCGTCCAGGTGCATCGATGTTGGCTGTTGGGATAACGTCAACGCTGGTGAAAAGCTGTCGAACTCTGAACGTGCGAGAACCTTTACTTCCAACAGTTAGAACCTCATAAATCCGGTAGTTACTATCCGATGAGGTGTCTGGGATAACTTCAACACTGTTACGTGCTCCATTAGTTACGTTGCCTACTACCCGGAGATATAGCCCGGTGCCAGAACTGAATGACATCCCGGATGGCATATTTACTACGTTATTGGAGCTAACCAGATAAATTCCGCCAGAAATAAAGTCGAACTGTTGCCAGTCTAAGGAGCCTAAAGTAACCAACCCCGTTAGCCCAATACCCATGGCATCAAAACCAAGGTTGGCCCGCGCCGTCGCTGGATTTTCCAGATCACCAAGATTGCTTTGCTTCTGGAGTAGCGCATCAAATGATCCGGCTGTCATCATGTTTGCAGCCAGGTCGTTAGCTGACCACGCTCTGGCGGTGGTTCCTTCCTGTCCACGCTGGATAGTCATCACATCGCCAGACCGTGCCGTGACGTGGACAATTTCTGTAAGGGAACCCGTTGCGGCGTCAACGAGTGTAAGTTTGAAATAACTCGTTCCGGATACAGGTGAGGGGAATAATGCTCCCGTCCCGGTATTAACTGTGATCGATGTGGCTGATGAACTGATTCCTGCCGCCAGCACAGTTTGAGCATTATTAGCGGCTAACAGAGTGAGTGCCATTTATCCTCCAGGATTTCGGGCAATAAAAAACCCCGCCGGGGCGAGGTTTGTGATGGTCAGGCTCTACACCGAAACGGTTCCGTGGTAGAGTTTGAAAACTTATGAATTAGAGTAAAAATAAAAAGCCAGCCTGAACTACATTTGACTATAAATTAAGGATGTAATATGAAAATTAAATTCATGACAGCTATGGTTTTTGTGTTTGTTGCATCAATATCCAGCGATGCTATTTGTTCTACCGAAGAAACAATAGTAAGAGATTGCACAAAAGCAGCAGGCGTGGAGCAAAATAATTACGAGAAAAAATATATACAAACAATGAATAATGGTAAAAAGGTTAAATCAGAAGACTTTGAAGTAATTAGCCCAACTACAAAAATGAACCAGATAAAAATGTTTTCAAACGCGTGTATATTTGCCTTCAGGGCATCAAATAACGGAATTGAAAAAAGCACTTACAGTGACTATTTACTTGAGCAAATATACACAAAAACTGGAATATCAGAAGTAGACTACTCTTGGTTTAAACCAGTTTTTATTAAGATGGTTGATGCAGGGTATAACCTGGCAGAGGAAAAATAATTTTCAACCAACAATAGTCACCGTTACTGGTTGGTAAAACGGCATGTGAAGCAGGCCGCTATCGAATGCCTGTTTGAACAAAGATGCATAGTCATATTCGTTGCTTTTTATTAGAACACTGGATTTCTGATTGTATGACCGACTGTTAAATGGCTGAGTATTGTAAAGTGATGAGGACGTTAGCTTTCTGAACCCTTTAATAATGGAAATGCTGGCTCCTCCACCCGCGAAAAGAACTGAAATACTCCAGTGCTGATCGTTTGTAACATCAACGCCATCAACACCCGTCAGAAAGCGGATAATGCGCCGTTTCAGCCAAGGGATCGTGAAGTTGAAGCCGTCTCCCTTATAGAAATTCCACGTCATAATCCTCTTAAACAGGTCATCAGAAACCACGACCTGTTCAGATTGATTAATCACAGTTCGGGAGTTGAATGGCGCACGGTTGAACATGACTGTATTAAACGGGCCAATGACAGTCTGGCGACCACTCGACAGGACAGGAGGCTTAACACCGTAAATCCCCCTGGCTATCCATCTGAGCTGGTCTCCTGCGTTGTATCCGCCAATGAATATTGGCAAATTCGCATTCTTCATCCAGTCATAGACGTTTTTTGCCATCGCATTATACGCAGTCACGAAAGCACGGATATTGTCATCATCATTGTACTGCGTGTACAGGTACGAACGGATAATATCCTCAAGCATTTTATGCTCCGTCAACGGTTACGCCATCAGACGCGATATAAAAATAACTGAATGGATCGCCACTGATGATATTCGTGTTTGCGTCCACGGGAGTAATTGCACCGTTAACCGTCACGATAACATTCAGTTTCGTAATTAAGCTCATATCAAGAACTGAATTAACAGACTGAAGGAATGTATCTTTCAGGTTGTTAACGTTCAGTGGCTTTCCGGCGTAAATCCCGTTTATGTACTGAATGACAGGACCGGAAACAAGCGTGGATACTGTTGCGTCAGTGAGGTAGTTTGCTCCTTCTGTTCCCCACTCAAACCGAACAGTCACCTGTTGCTGTAAAGGGATAACGAACGGGATAAGGTAATTATCCGGCCAGTCGTTTATGGTAACCACATTATTTCTTACGTTTGGTGTTACCTCCCCACCTCCAGTCCATGGGCCAGCTGCCGTAGTGTTTATCCCAATTGAAAAAGTATGTGGCGTAAGCACTGTCACGGTCAGTGGAACATCATTAACACCGGCCATCCCACTAACACCTTTGATGTTGATCACCTGACCGCTGGTTAGCCCATGCGTGATCCCTGTCGTTACAACGCCAGGATTGGCATTCGTTATACCAGTAACGTCAACTGTGGTTCCTTTCAGCCTGCTGATATCCCCGGCTGATTTAAAAATGGCACCAGCCATTTCATAAATGTCACCGCCGCCGCACATGATTATCCAGCTATTACCGTCCTGTACCACCGATACCAGTCGCGCCTGAACGCCATTCACATCGGTCAGTTTCTGTCGGATAAAACCGGGATACCCCTGGACAGTGGACATTTGCGCTTCCCACACCCGATCGCGAAACTGGTAGTTTGTTTCAGGCTCCAGACCCGGTACGCCAGCTACCGGATTGTTGCAGGTAAGGATAATGTCATCAGGAACGCTGGTAATTATCTGGTTGACGGTCCCAACCGGAACCGCCCATGCGCCGGTAATAGTGGCAGTACACGTCGCCTGTGATGATACGCCTGACACTGGAATAATGGTGGTCTCATTCAGCGTATAAGAGTACGTACCGTCAGAAACCATGAACCCCTGCGGAACGGAAAATCCAGGAGGTCCGGAGAATTGTACTGGAACAGTCGTTGAACCCTGCGTCTTCTGCGGTGCAATGCCGGACTGCTGCGCCAGCAGGTTGAGCATGTATAAATTGGCTTTAAGCGGCCCGACGGAGTTAATAAGGTCAACTCGGGCCTGATCGCATATAAGCAACGCGCCAACGTCTGTACTCACGATATCTTCAATCAGTGAGCCAGGTAACTCGGTGGTGATGCCTGGCGACAACTGTAACGCCAGTGACACCAGTTGCTCACGCAGGCTTTCGGGAGTTTGCGGTACCGGGCCAGCAGCTGTGTAGCTAACTGATAAATCACTCATACATTCACCGTCGCAATAATTTTCGAACCGGCGTTAGTTATCGCCGATATGTTGTAAACAGGCGGATCATCACTGACTAACGCGATTTGCAGCGATGAGAAATAGGAGCTGAACTGCTGTTGCAGGCGGTTAACGTAATACGTCGGCAAAACCTGTTGTATTACCGATCCGTTCGCCGGGATGCCATTATTTGCAAAGAATGGCGATTCCTGCGGCGCCAGTTTCAGGTTTTGTACCAGAGTTGTCAGATGAACTGCGTCGTTGAACCCATTTTCATCCGTTTCGACAAGTGTCCACTTACCGTCTGAATTTCTTCCGTAGGTTCTCATTCGGTGATATTCCCGTTAAATGGTGTTGTTGTTGGCCCTGTGTTGCTTCCGCCGTTCCCGTTGGTATGAGCATGACTGTTGCACCATGCGACGAGAGAAGCCCATCCAGCATGCATGATTGCCGGGCTGGTACTGGCTGTTCCGTCCTCCAGTTTCCCGGACTGCCCCGTAAGGCTCCACATGCCATTTGTCAGGGTGAAAATGGTCGATCCGACGGTAATTTTAAACTGGCCAGGCGTGGCGATGGTTACGCTGTCAGGGGTGAGAAGAAATGTTGTGTTGCTGCCCGCATCGCGGATAGTGACCCCTTCAGGCCCGTAAATGGTCACCACCTGACCGTCCACTGGCTCCCACTCTGTATTGCTGATTGGGAGGAATACCAGCGCACTAAGGTTATCCGGCGGCGTCAGGTCAGCAATGCCGCCACCCTGGCCGCTAACCCCACCAAGGTAGGCATCTGCGGGGATTACGATACCTTTATCGCCAGGCTGCATGGGATAGCGGATATACTGCGGGCCAAATAACGGAACGGTGACCTGCGGGAGAACGAACGAGGTGTCACGCAATTCGAAGGCGACGGTGATCATCTGCCCTTCCTGCCTTACCACGCTGGCCGGTAATACTTTCCCGGCTTTTTGTAGCGCATCTTCCACTTTTTTTTCGGCAAATCTGTTCATGCTTCTGCCGAAATTCAGCTTTTGTTCAATGGTCATTGTTGGCCTACCTGTACCGCCGGACTGGCTTCAATAATCGCCACCCAGGCTTCAGCTGTAGGCTGTCGGCTGTTACCAAGAAGGCGTACAGCGTTTACCATGAATTCGCCTGAAAATGCCGAGTCGTCACGATATTGAGAGTAAGAAGATGCCTGTATCATTGGCCGCGCCTTTTGCGGCATTTTGATGTGATCGCCGGTCTGGATATCGCCACGCATTACGCAAACCAGACTGACCACACCGAACCGAACCCATGTTGGCTGACCAATGAGATCGTTAAATTCAATCTGTACCGGAGACTTACTTCTCGCTGTTGCGCTGTTATCTGATGACTGATCGGGATGGTTGGCGTAATCATTATCCCACACCCTGAGTTCATTCCCGTTAACTATGGCAATTTCGACGCCTGAATAACCGACATCTTTTATTCGCGATAATGAAAAATCTTTTAAGTTTTTCGCCAGTGCTGAAATATCATCGCAAAACAGGCCTTTGTAATAATTCAAAACCAGACGATCACTGATGCTTATATTGAATTTATACCCTTTAATGTTCATAAAGCACTGAGTCAGGGCCACAGAAAGCTTTTGCCCCGTCTTCCAGTCAAACGTCAACGGTAATGGTATCAACTGACCTTGCGGCGTCTGAGTCACAGGACCCGCTACAATAATAAAATCAAGCCGTAATTCTGTACCCTGCCAGTTGCCAAATACCTGGTTGATGGTTCCCTGCATGACAAGTTTTGGTGTTGAGACCTTGCCAGCAAGTGGAAGTCCCTTCCCCATACCCAGAAAGACCTTTATTTTCTTTCCGAATAACTCTTGCCTTGCCTGCTGCATTTCTTTGGGGCCGATACCCCAGACTGCAAGATGCGTCTCCCCTTGAGGCGTGGATTCACCGAACCTGAGAATATCGAACTCAATCATTAATGCGCCGGGGTTATACACACCGTTTTTATGACTTGAATACTGCTTAATTAATTTTTCTGGTTTGTCACCATCAGCCGGAGAGAAAATCTGGATATCGTAATAACGCATTAACTGGTTACCTCAATTTGTCCGTTTTTCTCCCTCCAGTACATTTCCGTGGAACTGAAAATACCGGATATAAGGTTAATTCCACCAGTAACAGGAGAACCGACTAATGCCGTATTAATAACGGTGTTGTCGGAACTGTCCGTTATTAACAGATACCATCGCTGGGCTGCTATATTCCATTTCAGCTGACAGTTATAAACCGTTCCGTCAAGAACGGGCGTGAAGGCCATGCTCTGACGTTCGTTGCCAGTAAATGTGTAAAACTGAGATGTCATATCGCGACTCCCAGCTTGCCAAGCAGGCCCGTGATCGCTTCTGACACTGATCCACCCAGAGACGTGTTACCCAGCGCATTTACTGTGCTTGTCCATGCAGATTCAGTAACCCTGTCCCCGCCGCCAATTTTACCCAGAAAGTTATTTACCGCCTGTTCAGCACCTGTTTCCGATATCAGTGGCTGTTCAAAATCCCACATCCACGTCCGTTGCGGTAACGCATCATTTCCGGCGGTGACGTCCTTCACGGTGCGCAATATGCATCGGTTATAGATAACTGACGGTGTGGCAACGATGAATGTTCCACCGAGACTGGCATGGGCCTGGAGAACTGACTGTAGTGCGCTGATCGTTACTAACTTAGTCATTGCCCCGGTATTCTCATTCACCGGCGCTTCCATAATCAGGGATACGCGCAAAGGTTGAGCCAGTAACGCATTGGCGGCCACGACCTGGTTAGCAAAAGGGTAGCGGGCAATGTCGTAATCAATAAGCGTTGAGCCCTGAACTGGTTTCCAGTGGCAAAAATATTTATCCAGATCGGTGAGGTTAATTGCGCCACCCAAAAGACCAGTTACAAAACTGGCACTTTGGGTCAGGGCAACGATCGGAAGCATGCCACCTGGTATTGCCTGGGCAATGCCGTCACAAAGGATAACCGGGGATATTTCAAACCCCAGCTTGTACATCTCGCGAGTAAATCCCATTATTACCGTGCTCCGAGTTGAGCGCCCGTAACGACCGCATTACCGCCAGTGTTGTTGTAAACAATTACCCCGTTGCCACCAGAGTTACGGCTGTTATCAATGGACTGCTGGAGAAGTTGATTGGTGCGGGCTGTATTCCTCGCAATTTCCGATGTTTCCGGGCTGGGTGTGTTGGCAGGATTCGGTTTAGTGCCGTAAATCGCTGCGTATTGCTCCTTCACGCGTCCAGGATAGTTAATATTTTCCTGACTACCCCTGTTCTTCCCACCGTTATACCAGCGCAACATTTCGTCAAAATCACCACCAGACTGTTGCTTAGCCCATGACATGACTCTTGCGCCCGCCATGATATTGTCACGCGCGTTAAACGGGTCTTCTCCGGGCAGGAAGTTATAAGGCATTACCTGCATTAATCCTTTAGCGCCCGCCTTACTTACGGCATTTTTATCAAATGACGACTCTGCACCCGCAACGGCTTTCAACCATTTAGCATCAAGACCTTCTTTTCTGGCGGCCTCTTCGAAATACTGGTCGTACTGAGTTGGTGCCACGCCTGATAACTTTTTGGCCCCCTTCAGCCACCCCCACACATTGGGGTCACTCTCGCTTCCCGGTACATAATCAGGTCCACCGTTTAGGTCTTTAACGGTCTCGTTACTGAGGATGGAGGAAGAACCGGAAAAAAACTCTGTCGCCGTTATCTTCCCGGTTGCCAGGTCAATGATCCTTCCGATTGTTTGTCCCAGCTTTTTGAGCCCGGACATAAAATCTTCGACATCATTTTTAAATTCAGGTGAGGCGAGGTAGTTGCCAAATCGCTGTATTCCTCCAGCGAGCCCGTCAATCCATTTACCCAACTCCGGTGATCGCATCACGGTATCGATCGCACCCGACAGCGCATCGGATAATTTCGTCAGTCCAGGCGTCAGCGGGCCAAGACCGCGGATGAAAGTGTTTTTAATGCTCTGGCTGCTGTAGTCGAGCTGAATATTGAAATCCTGCCACTGCCGCGCCTGTTCGTCAGTAATTTGCAGTAACTGAGCGTCGCGTTTGGCGCGTTTCTCCATTGCGTCGATCTCCGCGTCGCTCATGTTCTTAAAGCGATTCAGGTCATCAATGCTGAAGAAACTGGTCAGGCCGTAGGCATTAGCGCCCTGCAACGTTCCGCCGGTCTGTTTGAAAATATCACGGGCTGCGCGGATCATTTCCGGCAGTAACTGGTCCGGAGAGCGCTCGGCGTTGTTAATGCCCATCGCCTGAAACTTCCAGCGCTGTGACAAATCGGCCTGGGCGTCACGGATTGATCCCAGCGTAGCCGTCGGGTTAGCCACGGCCCGCTGGAAGTTAATTGCGGTCGAATCCAGGGCACCTATGGTGGTATTCAACCCCATAGATGTAAAACGTTGAGCGCTGGCTGTTGAAGCCAGTCGATTTAAGCCAAACAACCCACCAGCACCAAGGACACCAGTAAACAGCCCGACAATTCCGCCCCATGACAATAAATTAACCGTGGCGTCTTTGATGTGTCCCGCAAACTCTTTCGAGTCCTTTTTCAGCTTCCCAAAAATGCCGGACGAACCGGATGTTTTCTTATTGAGGTCTTCCTGGCGCTTGTTCGCGTCCTCCAGGTTACCGTTAATGCGATCGAGATTATTCACCATCGCGTTAAGCGCATCGACACCATCCGAAAACGCTTTTGCCATGCCGCCGGCCTCTGTTGAAGCCTTCGACGTTTCGCGGGCGCTGTCACTAATACCCTGCGCAGACGCCCGCCACGCTTCCGGGAGAGCGTCAAGAGCAGCCTTGTATTCATTGAATTTTTCCATAAATGACAGAAACTTTTCGTCATTTACGTCGATATCAACAATAGATTTAGCTGCCATTGAAATAGCCCCTTTCCTTTAATGCGGAGAGAATAAAGCGCTGACGATACTGGGATGGGCTGGCAAATTCCTCGCCAGCAATCTCACGTATGACATGTCTGAAACCCTCGCCAGACGCCCAGTCTAGGAGGGTATAAACGACGTTTCCTGCGGGGCATTCTGGTTCGGGGTATCGGTATCCGTTTTCGACGTCGATAAAGAATCGCGCCACTCCGTAGCGCTCGATAAGGTTAACTGACCACCGAACATACCGATCACACTCCCCACCGTCGGCTTGATGAGCTCCGGTTTCTGAATGGCAGAGGAAACCATAAAAAAAACGATTTCACCCTCCACCTCTCGAAACTCATCTGCGGAGAGGATGCCCGCTTTCATCGCTGCACCCAGCGGGGTCGATTTCCACTGCCCGTTATCATTAAAAACCACAGTGGTTTGTCGCTGGATTTCATCAACAATATTCGGCCCGGTCTGTCCGGTAACAGCCTGTTCCTGTTTGATTTTCTTGCGAAGCATCATAGCGGCCACGCGGGCCGCTCCGAGACCACCAACCTGCGCGATAAAGCTGGTAAACAGGCTACCGAGCATCAGGCAATGCTCTTCGACAACCTCATAAGGAAACGGCGACGTATGGACGTATGCCAGCGTTCCGTCATCACGGCTGACTGTGCAAACCAGATTAAGTTTTTTATCGATTTTCACGGTTAAATCCACATGTTGTCGTTAGTGACGAGGTAGCCGCTGATGGTTACCACGTATCCGGCATCCATGCCGTTAAACGGCATTTCGTTGAAGTTAATCAGGTAGCAGTTAAGGAGCGTGAAGTTGCCAAACGTGGTGGCGTCCGGGGTTACAACCACCTCACCCAGCGCTGTATCGGTCGCAAAGCGCTGCTGGTAACTCGCTGCCAGCCCCTGAGTTCGCAGCATGTGAACGGTCAAAGTGACCTGCTGGTATGGAACCTGACTGCCGACTGTACCGGTCATGGTCGGAAGGATATCCGTGGCCGGGCCGTCCGGCCGCATGCTGATACCGTCTTTGCCGAGATACGACGCGGTGACGTTCAGGGCCGGAACATCAGTGACAGAAACCGCGCCACGAACGCGGTTGAGGAATCCCTGCGGTACTAATGGGTTTGCCATTTTATGCCCCTACAAAATTGGTGACGTTCAGGTTAAACGTGATGGATTCGAAACCACGACGAGGCGTGATAACAGCACTCAGACCGTTGTATTTCCCATCCTGATAATCTGACGGGTTAAGGCTGGAGTAGTTTGCAAACGGGACCGCATTGATTACGGCGTTACCAGCGTAAGAGCCTTTTTCGTATTCAGTGTTGAAAGCAGACTGAATAAGTTTTGCGCCAATAACGCGGCCCAGAATAAGGCCGTAACTGATGCCGTTACGCAACGTCTTGAGCGCGCGATTTTGCAGGCGATCGATACCGTTCTGGTCGTAATACAGCGGATTTATGGTGGTGTTCGAACCGTTAATGACTTCGTTAGCCAGGTCCAGTTCAAGATTGATAGCTGCCCACGCAACCGCATACCAGTAGTTAAACGGGTTACCGTCAAGCATATGGCCCGCCACCAGCATTTTGTTGCTGAGTCCGCCTTCAGCCGAGGAACCAATGTAGTTGATGTTATTTTCCTGAAGCGTTTTCAGCAGGGTGCCGTTGTTCTCAACCGGATATTCCGTTGCGCCGAACATAAAGCGGAATGCCATCGGCGGGACCATATTCGATGAGCCCGGATCATTGGACAAAGCCGACTGAAACGCCTTGGCCATTGAAAACTCAGTAGCCGGCAGATCAGGAGCTTCCACACCCGCAAACACTGATTTATTTTTGGTTGCAACCCATGACTGGTAAGTCGCGATTGTGGTTGTCACAAAGAAGTAAACCAGCGAGCCAGGTGATGTGTACTGCCCGGTCAGATTTTTGAAAGTCGCTTCAGAATCCCACTCACGCGGGACCAGATAAGAAAAGAATTTCTGGTACGTGTTCCCGAGTGAAATATCCTGCTCAATAAACGTCGCCAGCGCTGCCACCGCATCAACCTGCGACAAGTTACCAAGCTCAAGCACATAAACGGCCCGGTTTGTCCCCTGATCCCAGAATGAGCTGTTCATCTGGGAAAGTTCAATCTCCGCCACGGTCTTAACTGTACCCATAGTTGTCGCGGTACCCGGACCAACAGTGAGCGGGTAGGTAAACGCGGTGGCGCTGGTTGCAGTGGCCGTAAATGCACCGTTATAACCTGCAGGCGAGACGCCAGATACAACGACCGGGGTTGCCTGTCCGATAGTCCATCCGTGCGGAGCGGAAAGCGTGACCGTAACCAGATTGCTCGCCCACGCAATTGAGGCGATGGTTTTCGCTGGCGCCTGCACTGCTGCCAGGTCTGGTTTAGAAGTGAGTAACTTTGATTCGCCGGGGTTTAGCGTTGTCCCGCCCACGGAGATCATCGCTCCGCTTTTAAGCAGCTGCGACGGCTTCGGCGGATTGATTACCGACACGTTAATGTTAACAATTGCCATTTAATTATTTCTCCGGATAAATGGACGGGATTGCAGACAGGATCAGCCCGCGGGATACATCACGCATCCGCTGCTGGTAATAATTGACTTTGAATTTGATGGTCTTGCGCATGGCAATGACGTTCAGTTCGTTTTGGGTAACGCGCTCATCCTGAACAACCGGGATGTTCATCACGCCCATTTCCGCGTCGTCACGCAGCGTGTACTGCTGGACGTACCGCAGAAAGTCTTCAACGGCTGCGTTGCGCAGGCCGGTAATCGAAATTGTCACATCCTCAGAAACCAACTGGTACTGGTTGTCACGCTCATCGACATAAAATGACCCGGCAATCGGCGTAACGTTGCTGCACCGGATCGTCGCGAAGGGTGGCGAGAGGTTTTGTGTGGAAAGCATCGCCGGAAACATCGGCATGTACTGGTTCAGGCCCAGCCATACCGGCAGAGAACTGGACACGACAACATCACTCAGGTCGATATCGTCCGCAGAGTTGATGATCTGCGAGCGCATATGCGGATAAACCGCCTCACCGGTGTAGTGATAGAGTCTGGCAGGTTCGTTAAGGCCAGTCCGGCGGGAGAATGAAAACTGGATGCCGTAAAACTCGCCGATGTAGAGCACGTCCGGCCCGATATCATTAAACGGGTCGATATCCGACTGCGCAGTAAGGGTGACGACGTTTCGGTCATAAAGTTGCTCGTCGTCCTGAATGCTCTCCGTTGTCAGGTGCAGGTAGCCTTTCACATCAACCGTGTCGGGTTCCTGGTTCGGTTCATCAGCGACAATCGACGCTTTTACCCAGAAGACAAATCCATCAAGCGGTAAAACCTTGCGGATGTATTTCGTGAAGGTGACAATCTGGTACTGGCTCAGGTCGTCCAGACCCTGCGTCAGAGTGGCATTAAGTTCCGTTTTTGCCGTTTGTTGTAACTCACTCAGGGAAGGCATTAAGCACCCCGCTTACCCAGGCGCGCATGGCTGCCTGATAGGTTCCGGTATCGACGAATGAAGCTCGCGGATCGCCCCTCTTGTTTTTAAAGCGCTTCGAGATACCAAGCAACGCGCGCTGTGTGGGAACCCCCGGCATGCCGTTCATCTCTTCGTTGTCCAGGAAAGCCACGAACAGGTCGTGAACCCGCGACATTGATTCCGCCAGCGGGTCCCTTGATGGTGGTGCGCCTGCCATCAGGTTTTCGAGGTTTGCGGCAAGGTCATTGCTCATCAGATCGGCAATTTCGTTCCCGTAGCGATCAAAGAACGTCTGCATAATCCGGTACTTTTCCTCAAGCCGTTCAGCCACATCACCGGTTGTGGCCCCCTCGCCTTCATACGGAATATCAATTACGCCGAGGTGTAGGGTGATCATGACAGCCCCCAGAGACTCCCGAACTGCTGAGCAATCATCAGGTAGCGACGCCCCCACGGGTCCTGAAGCATCTGAAGGTCTGCCAGCGACAGGTCTTTGAAGAAGTCAGGGACAAGCCGCTGGGCGCTGGTTGAGTTATCCCCGGCACCCGTAATCACGCCAGTAGCGATATTGTTCAGCCCCATCGCATTGCGAAACTCAGTGAAAGCGCTCTCTGTCCCGTAGTTGACAAGAAACGAAGCGGAAAGGTTGTAAACAGCAACCGCATACAGGTTAGGCATCACCAGTTCAATATCACGGTTTACCCACTCAACCGCGCCGCCGTAAGCCAGGGTGAATGACGGCGCGTTGTCGGGAACCTGATCAGGGGTAATGCCCATGTCAGCACGAACGAATTCGATAAATCCCGACAGGCTGGTTGTCATTTTTTGCCCCGTTTCTCGGTTACGATTTTTTCATTAACGGTTGGCGTGTCGTCAGTTTCATCACGACCTTTCGCCTGTTCGGCGCTGAATTCCATTTCACCTTCATAGCCGATCCCGCTTTCACGCAGGGACGTGTCCAGCGCGGCAACGGATGCCTGGCGGCGATTGTGCGCGTTGCGGGTAAGATGGTCGTCATTGTCGCGAATCGTCTTTTCGATGATGTTCGCGGAGACTGGCTTATCGATGCTGTAGCAAAGGCCAACAAACTGGCGGCTCTGGTCGATTTTGGAAGCATCAATCAGGCCATACACCTGATGATGTTTGATCACCGCTTCAATCTCGTCCGTGCTGCCGTCTAGAACAGCCATTTGCGAGCCGTGTTCAATAGGAATCTGACGCAGGCGACCGGTCTCAAGTACACGGAACGTGAAGATATGGCGTTGTTTGGTGGTATTGGCGATAAAGAGTTTCATCGGCTTCTCTCATAAAAAAGCCTCTGCGAGGTTCCCCGTGCAGAGGCCAGTTTGCTGAACAAACGATGGTTAGTTGTACGCCATCGACAGAATGGTGATGGCTTCCGGACGAACTGCCCAGCCGGAGGTAGAGCGCATTTCAGACAGCACGTCAATCGCGCCACCAGCAATCGGCGTCGGGATTTCGCGCGGTGCAGCCATGTCGCAGAACATCAGCGCGTTCGCAGCCAGTGACGGCGTCAGTTTCGCGAATTCGTTGGTGTTCACCGTGGAGTTAACCATCGGAACTTCCACTTCCGGGATGGTGATGATCACCGCATCGGTACCACCAGCACCTGCGCCAATCAGCGTATCGTCGTATACCCAGTCAACCTGGATATTCGCGCCTTTCAGCACATCTTTCACAGTGCCGCCAACGGTGTCAGTACCGCCGCCAGGGCGCTGGTAAGAGGTCAGCTGAACAATCTGCTGAATCTCCATTGCGCCCAGAACACGTTGCGGGCCGAGGATGACGACGCGTAACTGGCGACCCAGTTGCATGGTGCGGGTCAGCGCTGCCTGGACGTGGCCGAGCAGATAAACAGCCATCTGACCGTGATCGTAGGTCAGTACGGTCGTGTTACCGTCCGTGTCCGCTGGCAGGGTTTCAGTGGTTGCGCCTGCGGTATTCAGCAAGCCCTCACCACCAGCCGGGTTCATACCAAACAGCAGAGAGGAACGCAGTTGCTGGAAGATACCCTGACGCATACCAAGGCGCTGGGCTTCCGGCAGCGCGAAGTTCCAGTTACCGGCAGCGGCCAGATCGTGATGGTCGTAAATGCCACGGCAGCGGAACAGGTAGGTTGGAGTGGAAATCATGCGCGCTTCCATTGCCACGCTCGGCAACTGGTTAGCGTTGCCGGACTGGCTGGTCGCAACCTGAGTGCGGATGTCCAGGCGGCGCATGTAAACATACTGGTCGCCTACACCGAGGCGTACCTGCGGGTTACCGCTGGCGATGGTTTCAAACGCACCTGATGCCTGCTGGTAACCAATGATCATCTCCGGCGCGATATACGACGGATTGACGATAGTGTAGCTGGGGGTAATTGCAGCCATTTAATTCAGCTCCCGATTAGAGTAAGACCAGCGCGCAGCTGTCGGTGTTGTTCCAGGTCAGGAAGCCAGTGGTGCTGTTGTAAGAAACAGTCTTGGAATTCCCGGATTCAATGGCGAGCACCTTAACCGGCAGGGTGATGTCTGCCGCAGCAACCGCGCCGATAGTTCCCTGAGTGGTAGCGGAACCGCCAGGCGCTGAAACAGGCGCATAGGTAAAGGTGGTGGATGACGGAACGGACAGAACAACCACGGTGCCGTTATACGCAGCAGGCGCGACGCCGCTGATTTTCACGTACTGACCCGCAATCAGGCCATGTGCGGATGCGGTGGTTGCCGTTGCCACGCCGCCCGAATAGGTAACTGCGGTGGTTGCGATATCAGCGCCAGCAAAGCCCGCTGCGGCAGCAGTGGTGATCTGGTTGTTGACGAAATCCCAGGCCAGGGGAGTTTTCACCGACGCACCAGCGGTGCCCAGCGCCACTACCTGCGCAGATGCTTTCAGGGGTACGCGCATATTGGAGCCAAGGCGATAGTAAGAAACGCTCATGCCAGACGCGTAAAGCGGTACCGGAGACTGCGGCGTGGTCAGGCCGTTGTGAGCCTGGTTAAAGACGGTGAAGCCTTCAAGCTCAGCCACAGAAACGGCGCGGCGAATGCTGGAACCGCGAGGACTTGACTGGGTGCCGGGGAGCAACTCAGCAACCGGCAGACCACCCCACAGAGGTTTGGTTTCGCTTGCGGCCACAGTGCCAGCAGCCAGGTTAAAACGGTTGGCCGGGTCATCCAGAGCCACGCCCTGAATGTAGCCGTCCGACTGAACGCCGAATGAACCCGCCGCATTGGTGGTCTGCATCGGGTTAAGAGATAAATTAGCCATGCTTTATAGCTCCCGTTAAGCCTGGTTGTTGAAGCTGGTTACCTGGCGTTTGCCAGACTGGAAAGGTGCCCACGTTGCCGCCGGATCGCCTTCAAAGGTACTGATCTGACGTCCGGTTGCATCGGCGCGTTTAATTTCGCGCAACATGCCGGGGCCAACGGTCAGGCTTGCGGCAGACTGCGCATCAGCGTAAATCTGCTTTTCAGCGAAACCGAGCAGCGCAGCGTCGGCGATCGATGACAGGTCCACCGATTTAAAATCAGGTGAATGTTCCTGCAACTGCACCAGCAGGCGGCGACGGTACGACAGGGGTTTTTCGCCTGACAGCGGCGCGGGGGCTCGCTTGCCAAACGCAGAGAACACGCTGTCTGCTTTAACCTGCGCGTCGGCAACTTCATTGCGTTCTGCATCGGAAAGCTCGGTAGGAATGCGTGATTTCAGTTCGGCAAGCTCACGGCGGATATCGGCGTCAGCTTTTTCTTTTGCTGCTTTCTCTTCCGCTTCTTTAGCGTCGGCATCGGCCTTTTCTTTCGCTTCAGCGTCCGCTTTTTCCTTCGCTGCCTTTTCTTCAGCGTCGGCTTTAGCTTTAGCCTCTTCGGCTTCCTTAGCCTCAGCATCAGCCTTCTCTTTCTTTGCTGCCTCCTCGGCATCAGCCTTTTCTTTAGCAGCTTTCTCTTCGTCGGCCTTAGCCATGCGAGCATCCATGCACTTATTGAATAGCTCTACGAATTTTGCTTCGTCCATCTTCTCAGCCTCATTAGGAATGGAATCAGATTTAACACCGGTGGGGTCGAGGAGTTTGTCCCAGACACCCTGTTCACAAATTGCAACGTGGTCCAGCAACACCGGGGAGTCTTCCACCAATAGAGGCTGACCGTCGATTTTGATGATTGCGTTCTGCGGTTCACTGAACGTGACGGTTGGTGAGGTGCTTAACTGCCGGGTAGCCATCATTTCTGCGGCTTCGGCGTCATACACGCGGGCAATCGCCCACACCTCGCCATTATCTGCAACCCAACCTTTTGTCAGGGTGCCGATAACACGTTTTGCGAACTCATCGCTGTCGAGCTTATTTTTCTCCGGGTGCAGCCAGATAAGCGGTACACCGGCCACTCGCTGGAGAAATTCGGGGGTCAAATAGTTTTCCGGGTCGCGGAACGCCATTTGTTGATCTGCAGATCGCCAGGTAACACCTGTTCCGGTTACCCGTATGGCGTACATCCACATGTTGATGAAGTACTGCGGACTGCTTAACGTACCGTCGGCGATAAGTGATGCCACCTGAGTCTCGTTAAGCGGGTTTTGCGCCATCACTTCAGCAAAAGGCTGATGCAGTGGCTTCGGCAGGTTGTCGATGTCAAACCAGCCAGCGGCCAGTGATTCATCGTTAATCTGCGGTTCAAACTGAGCGTCAATATCTGCCCGGAAGGTGAGGTAGTCCCCGGCGACGCTGTAGGGCGTCATTGGGCCGTCAAACTGATATCCTGCCTCTTCCTTTACTTCGCGCCGCGCTGCGGTGCATGCCATCTCGCCAGGCTCAATCTTGCCTCCTGGTGGACACCATGTCCCGTCGTCTGAGCGCTGGATCAGGAAGATGCTTTTACCCTGCCGGAACATAATACCGCTGCCAAAAATAGCCACGTTTAATGCTCCTATGCTGCTTTCATTGACTCCAGGAACTTGCGCCCCTTCCGGGTAAGCATGTCGTCAGGGATACTGCGGAGGTTGTAGATGTAGGTGACATAGCACTGGCAGAACACTTCTTCGCCTGGCTGTGTGATTTCATCGAGATAACCGGCAGGACCAGCCTTAACGTATCCGTTCTTTTGCGCCCAGTTACCACGAATGAGATAAAACAGCTTATCGCGCTCTTTGTGATCCTCCCGATAGTCATAGCCCGGCCTGCGCCAGTGGCTGTGCCACTCCGCCGCTATCGCGTTGTTGCTGGTTGCGATTACGTTATCAATGTTGGCTATCAGCTTGCGATTCTGGTCGATCATCACTCGCCGCGCTTCGTAATCCATACTCTCCGCGCTTTTCTGGATATGCCTTGCAGTTTCCAGAACTGAGCCCTGCATGCCACGCAGTGCAATGCTTTCAGCCGTAGGAATACTGCTGGCCCATCCACTGAAACGTGACAGGGTTGTATCAATCGCCTTTTTCCGGTTCAGCTTAATAAGGTCGGCGCTGGACAGAATTCGCCTGTCCAGTTCAGCCCTCAGCTTTGGTTCAAGGTAATTGACCGTGAAGCGCGACAGTCCAGGATGTCGCTTGAGTGCTTCTGCACGTCCTACCTGCACGGCATATGAATGGGTGAGTTTTCTCGTCACCATCTGGACATAATCATCAGCGGTCTCACCTTCTGCCGCCTGGCGGATAATGGATTGCCAGCGCTCCAGTTCTTCGCGGGATGAATATCCGTTTTTCAGGAAGTACTTAACCGCCTCCCTGACTATGCGTGTGAACTGGCTCATAGCATCATCCCGCCGCCCGGTTCTTCAGCTTTTGGCGGCTCAGGCGGTGGGTTATCCCGTAAGGAGTCGTAGTCAAGGTCAAGCCGCTGCGGAAACAAATGCTCGTTGGTGTTCGCGTTTTCACATGCCCATTCAATCAGTGTTGCGCGGTTATCAGGGTCCGACGTAAGTTGCGGAAGGACCACCTCCAGCATGCTGACGATCGCCTTAAAGCGCGTTTCATCAACCTTCACTTTCTCGCTTTCCGGCTCCTTCAGTGAAGACGGCCAGCGGTATTCGAAATTGTTAATCCACTTCGAAAAGTAAACGCTGTAGGTGTTGTCGATTTCCGGAATGTCCGCCCTAAGAGCAGTGAAAAACTCAATGCTCCACGCCCGGTACTGGCAGATGCGGATAAAGAAGCTGTAGAGGTTCTCAAGCCACTTACGCAGATCGTCAACGTAAACCGCGACTGATTTGGCGTCCTCGGTACCTTCACCAAACCCCTGAGTAAACGTCTCACTGTTAAGGATAATTGCTGGCATGTCGGCGGCGGCGGCGATGTTAGCCAGGATGTGGTTACGTGCCGAATCCAGCGGCTTTTCAAGGTTACTCAGGTCGATTGACTCAATGCTGTCACTATCGCCAATCTGTAACACCTCACCTGTTTTGCCGCGCTTCAGCATCATGCGCTTAATGCCGCTGAGCTTCTGCATCATGTTATTGACGACAGAACTTGGCCCCTTGATTTTGGTAACCAGCAGGCCGCCTTTTACTGCCACCATGTCGTCGGTGCGCATGGTCTGGATAAATGATTTCAGCGGGTACAGGGCGCGCTGGTACACACTGCGCCCGGTAAACCCGAATGCCGCCGGGTTGTAGGCCAAGTAAATCGGGTCTTCGTTTTGCTGAACCACGCAACGAGATTTGTGATACGCCTTCCCCGCAACCGTGATGCCGGAAACCTTCTGGAAATCAGCCGCATTTGGGTCCTGATTCAGCACAATGCTCCCGGCGGTGTTCATCGGGTCGAGAATGTTGAAACTCACGTTGTGTTTGTACAGGGTGCGGTAATCAAGCGCCGTTGCAGGTTCCTGATTATCCACCAGCATGGCAACCGCAGACGTGCCATAAATACGGGCAATACGCGCCGCGTTGGCGATGTGACGATCAGCACCAAGCGCCTTCCATTCACGTTCGAATGCGTCGCGCAGGCGTTGCTCCAGTCCAAAGGTCTGGGCAATATGAACCGTTCGAGATTCGCTCATCGCCATCTTAATCGGGCGATCCACCATCTTTCCGCCCAGTGGGTGATACAGGTAGATGGTTTTGCAGGTCTGATAACCGGCGGTCATGCCCGGCTGAATATCGTCGCTGTCGAGGAGCGCGACAAGTTCCGGCGCAGCACTGCCGATTTCGAAATCATCTTCGTTCATTAGGTTTCTCGTCAGAGTGCGTCGCCGCTGCCAAATGCGATGATTAGCCCGTAGGTGTAATCGTCCAGTAGGTCATCGGCGCGCTTGTGTGCGTTTTTGTCAGCGAGATGGAATCGTGATACCTGTTTGTGCAGGTGGTTGGCGGTTTCGCCTTTGAATACAGCTGTCTTTTCGTAGGCGTAGCGGGATATTTTCGCCAGTCCACGATAGTGATAACCGGACGCCATGATGGCGCGCTCATCCTTGCCCTTACTGGTCAGCGCAGATTCAATTTTATTGACCGGCCAACCGAGACTTTCCCCTTTCTGCAACAGGATGCTGCCCATGCTGGCGTCTTCAATAAAAACACCCAGGCTACCGTTAACAGCCACGCACTGACCTGAAAGCTCGTTAAGCCCCTCAAATACAGAAGGCATCCATGTTTCAAGAAGCGCACCGTCAATCTGAACCACATCCCAGTCGAGAATGGTCAGGCGCTGCCTGCCGGGTCTGGTGTCCACGGCGTAAAACACAACAGCAGTGCCGTCATGTTCAGTCCCGCCCTTAACCGCCGTATCCAGAACAGCGAATACCGCTTCACATGTTTCAGGGTAATCTACAGGCTGATCCTGATTTTCACCCTCAAACCATTTGCGGACGTCGAACAGCGAAGCAGCGGACCAGTCCACGAATTCAGCCATAAACTCTTGGCGGAACACACGCGGGTCGTTGTTCTCGCGCTCTTTTTCCAGTTCTTCCGGTGGAACGAACGGGTTTGAAGACGTTGGTGCGTGATGCTCAACAAAACCCAGCGATTTGTCGTGACAGATGGCGTAAAAGAAGTTCTCCTCGTCCACGCCGTCAGGGGTTGAAAAGACGTAAGCACGGCCTCTCGTTGTCAGCAGCGTCGGCTTAATCGACTTGGGCCATATCTCTTTCAACATCTCCGGCGACTTGGTGAACGCCGCTTCGTCGATCAGGATGATTTCGTATTCACGACCACGGCCAGCCAGCTTGTTGTCGTTGGTTACCCAGAAGTCGATTTTCCCGCCATTCTTCAACAACAGGCGCTTTTCCTGTCGGCTGAAACTCTTTTTTAGCGGGAGTAGGGTTTCTTCCAGCTTGTCGTAAATCTCCTGGTACTGACGGTATTCAGCGGTGAAGATACCAACCCGCCCACCTAGCAGGACATCCATACCGGGGCGCTTAAACTGCGCGGTGGCGTAGGTTACAGCCGCACTGGAAAGCATGAAAGTTTTACCCCAGCGACGACCACACCGCACCGCATGAAGCTGATCATCCCATGAATCAGACCAGACCTTTAACTGCCCGTCATGGAGCGTTGGGAGGTAAATATCAGCCATGGTTATCGTCCGGGGATTGGTAAGGCGTTATGAACAACCACAGCGTTATCACTGTCACCGTCTTTAATCAGCCCAATTTCAAGCTCAACTTTCTCGGTGGCTGCGTCTCTGTAGATGGCATCCACATGCATTTTCGCTATTGAGCCTTTTGTGTACTCCAGCGATTCAATGCGGGCGGTATTGCGATGCATGGCTTTCTGAGCAGATGAAATGAGTTCATGCAGGTCTTTGGCTGATTCGCTATCCGCCGTTTCCATCTCAGCCTGCCACCGGCCAATATTTTCGGCGGCGGTCAGGTTGGCGGCCCTCAACCAGAACAACTCATCATCCAGCGTCAGTGCCTGAGCATCTTCCGTTACTGCGTCGGAAAGAAGCATGCGACGACCGTAGCCGCCATGTTTCAGTGCCTGCTGGTTGCCGGGTTTGAATGGGTTTGTCGGAGGTGACCGCCTGGTACCGCGTATCGGTTTCGCGCCTCCGGAAATCGGGGGTTTCTGCGATTCGCTGTTTTCTTCTTGCTTCTTTACGGTGTTGCGAATGGTCTTTGATGGCTTCTGCGAATTCGCAGCTTTCTTCGCACTTCCCTTTTGCGAATTCGCACCATAACTCGTTACCTTGATATAGCGCTTCGCACTTGAGTAATTCAGTCCCTGCGCTTCGCACCAGTCTCTTGGGGAAATGCCGGTTTTGGCATGCTCGGACAGGAACCGTTTTTGGAGGTCTCCCCAGTCCGGTTTTGCCATGTTGAATCACCTGCTGTTTGACATTATCGGAGCCACTTGGTGAATGGCTCCTGTAATGCCGTCAGTCTTTCAGGAATTTATCAGTGCAGTGCGACATTTCGCCTGTCACCAGTTCGGCTTCTGTGGGGTTGACGATCGCAGTGGTGTGAGGATTGTGGTTTTCAGCCAGATATTTCATCAGCGGTTCAGCAGCAAGCTCGAAAGCTTTGCGAGGTGGTAGGGTGAATGGCATTCCGCCGCCCATGTTGTACCACTGCCAGCATTTGCCGTATTCGCGATTCAGAGCGTTCTCACTCAGCGCGTCAATCACTGACAGGTCAGTAATCGCCGCTTCATGCTCAGGCTGATAACCTTCACCAATGGCGGCTTTGATGTACTCAACCATCTCAGCACAAGAAAGCTCTTTATTGCTGGCCGTTTCTTCATAAACCGGCGTACTGATGATTCTCTCGACGGTGGCAGTACTAACGGCGGTCGTTTCTAACCCATGCGGATCGGTTAAAAGCTCAATGGTTTGATTATCTTCAAGATAAATATGTGGCTTATCTTTTGAATAACCTTCAATGAACAGCTTTTCATGCCCATACATGTTGCTGCCAGAGCCACCACAACCACCGAATCCACCACCATTAAATCCCGTGAAAATACGGTGATATATCTTCACATGCCAGTACAGAATTTTACTCATCTTTATTTCCTTTTAGGTGTGAGCCTGTCGCACGGGAAAGCCGCCAGAGAGAAACGGTTTCCCCAGGCTCACGACTGAAAGACTCTCTTGTTTTGCGCGTGCGATGCGCGGACATTCCCGGAGCGGTGCCGGGTATTGGTATTACTGAAGGCGCAGCGTTCGCCCTGCTTCACAGCAGTGCTTAGCCACTTACGGCTTACCCGTCAGCAAGATGTGATCACCATCCTTTCGGGGTTACACAAATCATTTGCACTGCGTATTGATGTAGTCCTGCAAATACTTCAGGGCTTTCTGGTCGCGGATGATTCCGGATCGGATACTGAGAACGTTTCGTCCAGCAACGTCAGAGAGTTCGACGGTTCCTGCATCGCCCACGCCGCCGGTGGAGGTGGTGTAGTCCTGGGCGGGACACTTTCCTTTAACGCGCACCCTGCCACCATTATCGAGACGCTTACGCAGAGCATCATTTTCAGCATTCGCATCTGCAAGCTCCTTTGTGTATTTAGCGTCAAGTGCCGCGTTGTCTCGCTGGCGCACAGTCATATCGGCTATGGTGGCGTTCGCGAGATTCAACCTTTCAGTGGCCTTATCGCGCTGCTCTTTGTAGGTGACGGCATTATCACGATAGTGATTAACCGCCCAGCCAAGCCCGATAATCAGGCAGACGATGACAGCGCCAAAAATTGCGATTACACGGCTCATCAAAACACCCCCGGCGCAGATGGTGGCGTTCCGTGATTCAGCGGACCAAAACCACTGTCAGATTTCTGAGGCTTCTCGCCCCACAGGCAGACTTCGCGCTCAATCTCCCGGCGGTTCATCAGGCCTTTCCACTTCTTACCGCCTGCGTATACCCAGCGACGTAACTCATCGCATGCGCCTGTGTAGTTCCGGGCGTTGAGCTTTTTCATCAGAGTGGAATTTATCGCGGCATTTGCGCCGACGTTATAGGCGAAAGAGTAGATTGCGGCCCGCTGGGTTTCAGAGGCTGGAACCCTGATATATGGATCAACCTGCCGGGCGATGCGGGCCATGTCGGAACGGGTTAGTGCGTCACATTCCCGGTCGGTGTAGCGCTTGCCAGGAATAATGTCTTTCCCTGTGTGCCCGTCGCAGACGGTGAGAACGCCAACCACATCGTAGTATGGATCATGCTCGCGCCCTTCCAGCCCGTCTTTCCCGGACACCATAGCTGTCGCAATAACAATTGCCCCGCCACCTCCGGCGATAGCTCCAATGATCCGGTTTCGAAGTGTGGAAGACATAGCCATGTTATTTATCCTGCGGCTGCATTACCGCGTCGATGTCCTGAATGATTTTTGCCGCTTCCGGGATGTTGTTAACGTCCCCACGGGCATATGCGGTTTTGAGGATGTCGGTACGCTTGCGCTCTTCCTCAATCACTGCAAGGTTTCGCCTGTTATTGGATCGATACGTCAACCACGTAAAAAGCGCGGTCACCACCGCACCCAGGGCGAACAGCACATCCTGTAATGTCAGCATGGTCAGAAACCCTGTTATGGCGCTCCAGAAATACGACCAAAAGCCGTTGCTTGTATTCATACGGTACATGCTCTCACCTCGCTGTTAATGCGGGTGCTGTGAGTAGTCGAAGGGTCAGGCCACGGACACTCAGATAAAGGTTCGATGGGGGTTGATTGTCCGGGCCTGAAATAGAAAAGGCCCGCCGAAGCGAGCCTTAAAATTCTTTCTGTTTCCGAGATAAATAGCTTGCCTGAAAATATAGGCTAACCTATAATTCATTCCATCAGCAGGACGCTGAAACGGGAAGGGCCCCACCGAAGCGGAGCCCAACATGAGGAAAGGGTTATGATGAAGTTAATCATCATCCTGATTCTGTTAATCGTAAGCTGCCCGGCCTACTAACAGTAAATCAGGCGGAGGGGAGAAATCCCCTCCAACCCACACCCTCAAGATTAAGGCGTAAAAATGGCACGGTCAATATCTGACATTCAGAAAAAAAGCGATGAAAGGCGCGGGCTGAAAGTTAAGGGTATCAAGCTGCACGTTGATACCATCACGCTTCTTGAGCAACTTTCAGAGCAGCTTGGCATTCCACAATCACAGGTTGTAACGCGAGCACTCTATTTTCTGGCAGAGCATGTAAAAGACACTGCGTCTGAATAGCGCTTTCAGAAATGTCGTGATGAGCCGAATGCGGGAGTTATTCGGCTCATGTTTTGATGAGAATGTGTGGTGGCCGGTGCTGATCTCCGGCATTGCCTACCCATAGTGAATCAGTTTTTCCGCTCGAGTCCGGAAAGGCATGGGGAACTGTCCACCCGAAACCAGCGCATCAGCCTGCGCATTCACCACAACGGAAAGAGCACTGCATGGTTTTACCATTACATCCGAAGATTTATCTGGTGTAGTCAATGCTCTTACCTGTTATAGGCTCCGTTTCGTGGAGCTGACGGCGGGTGATCAATCCGCACCTATCGGGTACTTATTTTCAGCGTTAATGCTCGTGCCCGTGAGTAAGCTTACTCGTGAGAAAACTTATTCCTGGATACAAAAAAGCCACCGTAGCAACTTAAGAGTCACTAACGGCAGCTTACCGTGTAATTATGGCTAAATGGATAATTGGTTGTCAAGCACTTTAGGAGCAATATGCTTGACTTTGCCAACACGTTTACGACTTTTGAAAGCAACTTGCATCGGTTGGTACAAAACGAAGAGCGACGCATTGAGGATTTCGTCAATTTCGTTTCGGCAGGTTGCTAAAGATGGTTTCCTCCACCCTTCCCCGCTTCTTCCGCACATCTTGCGTGGCTTTGCAGTCGCATGATAGTACGATGCAATTGCTCTCTTGGATGAGCCGTGAGAGTAGTAACTAAGCAGAATACCGAAGGCCTTTGTGTCGATGCGCATAACGGAATCCACGACCTGAGAAATCAACATTCCGTCATCGTCATTGCACATTGGCCGCGTCATTACCCTGGACGGCTCAACCTTCTCCATGAACTGCGCTATAACGCTGCTCATGCGCTTTTCAAGTCTGCCTGAGTAAACCCATGCCCCCCATAATTCAAGCCAGCCGTTGAGCCAGTCATGCTGTTCTTTGTTTAGGTTTAGCTCTCTCGTCCTCACGCTGCATCCTCCGGGCCGTCCGGTTTGTTAATCCCCAATCGGTTGATCACCTCTCGGCGCATAGCTTCAAGGCGCTGACGAGTTTCCTCGTTAGTCTGTAATGCCTTGTCGATATTGGTGAGCATCTCCCGGTCTTTGTGGCGCTGATGTGCTGAGTTGATGGCTGTTACTGACATGAATAGCCTCCTGACAAAGACTTGATGAACCGGTATTTGCACATCACGTAATTACCCTTGCGGATAGCTCTGAGCGATTTAACCCGCATCTTGTGCCGGTGGTTCTGGATGGGTAGCCAGACAAAGAGAAACGCCGCCCAGACGCCAACAGCGATGTAGAATTCGATATTCATGCCGCTTCCTCCCGACTGTTACGCAGGTCTTTAAGCTTCTGCTGATACTCCGCCTTGATTGCCTTGCATTCATCGATAGTCCAGCGATGTCGGTTATGGTTGGATTCAATGTCCTCCACCTGCTCAATGCCTATCCGCCTGATTAGCTCAGCCCGATACGGAACCAGATTTCCGCTCTTGTGCTGATTGCATACGACGCATTGTTTATGGATGTTTCGTTCATCGAACCGCAGTTGTGGCGCTGCCGCCGTGGTACGGTAGTGACCAGCGTCGAACTGAGCAGACGTGAGCGTTCCGCACGAGATGCATGGCAAGTCGCGGTCTCTTTCTCTGATGTAGGCGTTTACTGCTTGCTGGGCTTGCTTAATCCAGTAACTACGGGGTTTTAATGCGAGGCGTCTTACTTTGAGTTTGTCTTTCTGCTGCTGTTCTTCTCGTCGTCGCTTTTTGTCTGCTACCTTTTCCTCCTTCTCTCGCTCTCTGCTCCGCTTTGCCAGTGCCAGTTTTGTTCCGCATTCCGGTGAGCACCACCATACATTCGCAAATTTGGGGCGGAACCACTCCCGGCATTCTTCGTTTTTACATCGCCGTCTGATGCTGCGAGACATATTCCCTCCAGTGCTTAACCATGATTTTATGAGGTACGCGAAGATGCACACCGTTAGCGCTTGCCCATTGCTTTATTGCTGATGGTATGCGATTCAGGGTTTCAGCTATCAGAGCGACCGGCACCTTTCCGGCGACGCGCCTGATATATTCCGTCTCACGCTTCGTGTAGGGCTTACCGGGTGAGTTAGGTTTAGCCATCTTCTTCGTCCGTCATGTGTAGATTGGGGTCGCGATATACCACGCTCTCCAGAGCACAGGATTCGCAACAGTAGGTTTCATCGCTCGACAGCGGTTTAGTGCAGCTACAGCAGTAACCAGCGCCGTTTACCAGTTGGCGCTCTATCTCTCGCATGGGTTCAAGTGTTGGCATGGCCTTTCCTCCGTCGACTGCGCACCAGCAACCATCTGACATCTGTGAGGTGGGATGAGTAATCGAAGCTGGGTATTTGGGATGGGTTTGGTTCTGGCTTGCGTTTAGTGTGGGTTGTGACGCGGAAAATCATATTGTCTATTGCGATTTGGGTAACGCTTCGTCGTCGTGTCATGCGACCACCTTAAGCGTTGCTGGCCTCATTCTTCTTCTGCCGTATTCCATCAGCGTATCGCGATCAACAGTTGTCATTCGGCAATCGCCAGCGCGTGGGTATGGATGCCAGATAACCAGCATTTGGCCTTTGTTATTCCCTGACACCGGTTTGCCAGTTGATGCGCTCAGGAATGCCAACCGACCGCCAGTAATAAACCTTACCTCGTGCGCCGTCTTAATCGCCTCGAGAAACCAGCCAACCGAACAGTCGGCGTTGAGTAGCATCACTACACCGGTCCAGTTATCTGCATTCTCCTGAGCAGCCTTTTTCACGAATGGCATCGGCTTGCTGTACGGCGGGTTAAGCCAGGCATATCCGGGGATATCCGGCATTACCGCGTTCCAGTCTGTTGCCAGCGTGTCCTGCATTTCCGTGATGTAACTTCTGCACAGCGCGTTTTCTTTTGACGCGGCGGCATCCACCACAAAGCAGAACTCAGCATTCAGTGCGTGAAATATTTCAGGCGGGGTGCGCCATCTGTCTTTATCCTCAGGCGGTGTATTTGATTTGTCGGTCATTGTAACCTCAGAAAAATGCGTATAGCTGATTCAGCACGTTCTGGTCGGTAGTGCGGCCAAAGACATGCTTTATCGCTGCGTTAATCATGGCGTTGTAACAGCGCTCGAATTCATCGGCTTCCATGCTGGCGTAAGACAGGCTCTTTGCTTCTGTCCTCACTTCACCGTTCAGCCTCACCGTCTGCTCGTAGAATCCTGCCAGTATCGTCAGGTCTTTGCGGAACCTGTCGAATTGCGTGGCTTCGTCCATATGCTCTAACCCGGCACGATTAGCGCACCAGTGCTGGAAGCAGAAGTTGAAGAAGGCGAACATCTTGCGGTGAAAAGCGGGCTGTCTGGTTATCTTGATTTCGGCGGTATACATCTCGCCGTTTTTGAATCGCCGGATCCTTTCGATGTCTATGTCGTGTGCAGGAGAAAATACGCCGCCTGGGTGTTTTACTAAGTCTATTTGCAAATAGTCCTCCTGTAAGGGCTTATATTTTACCTCGCTTACAAGGCATCCCCTGTATTACGATATTGAAGTAGATAACTAAAGAAGTGGAGAGGTTATGAGCAATGTAATTTTTAGCACCATTGTTACTGGTGTTTCTGTATTTGTATTAGGTCAGATATTAGTAAAGTGCATACTTGACCCCTACATTTCATTCAAGGAGCAGTTAGGCATGCTCTCGGCTATTCTTTTACGCGAGCAACACAAGATCGTTAATATTAATGCCAATAGTGAAGTGATAACAGAAATCAGGCTGTCATCGGCATTACTTTTATCAAAAGCAAATGCAGTTCCAATGTACTCGTTTTTTGCTAAATTCCGTTTACTACCTCCATACAAAAATGTCATTAAAGCCTCAGGCAATCTGAACCTTATTGCATACTACTTAGAAGAAAGACGGAGCGCTATTTCCCCTGGGAATAGGGATGCATATGTTGCGGTGCAAAATTCACTCAGTTCTATAGGCAATGAACTAGGAGTGATTGTTTGTTATAAATCTTAAAATAAAAAGGCCACTGTGTAAGTGGCCCTGTTAATCTCCTTCGCCTGTGAAGACCGTCCATTTTCCGACGCCTTCCCATCGACCGTATCTGTTGCTCGTCGCGTCATAGCTCCTACCAAAAACCTCATAGCAATACAGGAATACATTTAGCCATGTTTTTTTGGGTTTAACGGTTGGATGCCTACGATTTATCGCCATGTACCAGCGCGTTTGGCTTATTGCTTCTACAGCAGGCCAGATGAACCATACCCATGCTATGAACAGGATAAATATCGCCAGCAGAGCATTAAGAGCGATGCCTGACGCCATCAGGTAAGTGCTCATGGCTGACTCCAGTTGTCTTCTATCGCGACACTAAGCCGCTGCAGCCAGTTAGCCAGCTTTAACGCCGCCTCACGCTCTGACAGGTTCGCCGGGAAATCGTTAATCTCGACAAATGCTCTCGCGCCGTGTCGGTCTTTCAGAATGACAAGGTTTTGCTCAAGCGTCGTTCTGGATACCTGGCTGTAATGGGACAGGACGAAAACGCTTCTCTCCTCGCCGGTTTCCCTGTTTCGGCGATATTCGATTAACTCTGCTTTGCTGCTCACGCCAGTTCACCTCGCGATTGCCAGAAGAAAAAACAGCTATCCACAAACGGATCGTCATAACCCAGGTGGGTGCGGGATATTTTGAATTTGTTGCGGAAGATACTGCGGAAAAGAGACTCGAATCTGATGCGCTCGGATTCCATCAGGAGTTACCCCTTCGCAATTTGAACCGCTGGCGAATCTCAGCGATTTTATCCAGACCTTTTTCGTTACTGACCGGGATATGCAGTTTAGGTATCTGAACCACCGGAGCCGGAATGTTTTCTCCATCAGCCACGCGGCGGGCCATCTTCCGTAATTCTTCTGAACAGCGCTTTCTCAACTCACTTTCGGTGAGATTGAATGATCGCATCTGGTCATAAAGCTTCGTGACCATCCAGTAACAGGCGTTGCTTTTCCACGGATAGTGCTCCGGCGTGTCGTACTGGCATTTCTTCGCGCAATACTCCATCACCATGTCGTGAAGCTCAGCAGCGTCAGGTAGGCCGTTGGCTTTGAAATCCGCATCCTTGCACCATCCGATAAACTGCCCCGGCGAAGGCCAGAAAGGGGAATCGCTTGCCCGCGCGTGGGCCATTCCTGCCCGGAGTTGCTCCTTCGTCCTGATGTCGTTTTCGGCAAAAGCGGCGATCCACTGGCGCTTGGCTGCCGCCTCATCTCGTGGGTCTTTCAGGGCGGTGCTGACGGACGCCGGGAATAACTGTTTCAGGTTGGTGAATAGAATGTCTACCAGTCGCTCAGCGTCATCATTGACGCCACGGTCTGGCAGGTGGTTTCCGTCGCCAGCCATCTTCGCCAGCGCATTACCGTCACGATTTTGAATTGCCTGAACAAGATTTCTCATAAGAATTCGTTCTCCCATGCTTCACGGTCATTCCAGTGCCGATCTGGCTGACAAGTGTTTTGCGCCTTAGCCCGGCCCGGCTGTTTCATTTGAGCGTTGAGCGTGTCCCACTTCTCGCGCAGCTTGGATGGACTCAACACGTTCGACTGCCAGAAGGCGTCGGCATTGGCCCAGTTGAAAACCTCACAGATACGTTTGTGATTTACTTCCAGTGATGATCGCATCAGGCGTATATCGTTTGCCCAGGCTGGCCAGTTTGGTTTTTTGGCGGTGGGAGACACGATTTGTATCTTGCTGAATATCCACTCTGCTGCTTTAAGGTCGTCAGCGGTTCCCCACTTATCGCCTTTAGGTGAATGGATGGCTGCTTCTGGTTTAATTGGTTTTTCTTTCTCAGACGAAAGATTTGATTTTCTCGGACGATCATTAAATACGTTAGTATTTAATATATTATTATTGTTTATGGACAAACCTTGGACAGCCGTTGGACAATCTTCGCTGAGAGGCGCTATTTTACTGGTGTTTCCGTTGGACAACCGTTGGACAACCGTTGGACAATTTAGAGACTGAAAATCGTCATATTTCACGATGGTCAATAAACTAAATTTTCGTCCTTTGGACTCGGTTTTAATCATCCCTTTTGCCTCAAAGGTGCGCAATAAACTGCGTACCTTGTTATCAGGTATGAACGTCTCCATAACCAGCGTTGGCCTTCCGGTAATCATCTGCCCGCGCCTTACTGTCATTGCGCCAAATTCCGTCTCTACAGACTCGTCAGCATGATTAGCCTTGAGGATAAGATGAATCCACAGATGTACAGCTTGTGAGTCCTTGTAGAGCTTGCTATCCATGAATTGACGGTGGATCAAAGCAAACCCCTTACCGGATATTACCGGCGATAAACTCCCGGGTGGTTGGCCCGGGAACTCAAAGATTTCTGCCGTATTCATTCTTCAATCACCCCCTCAACATGTTGAGCCTCTAAATTCCTGATGATGTAAATGTCATCATTGATGAAGACAACCGAGCGGTTGTTGTATATGTACTCCCTAGTGAGTTTTTCCACGCTCAGACGTATCAGCCTTTCAGCAATAGCCAACTTGTCTCCGAACGTGTTTATCCCAATCTCATCAAAGAGAGCAGAAACGTTAAGCTCATCGAGGCTTTCGAAAGATATGAAGTCATATTGCATTGCCAGTTCAGCAACGGTTTCATCCGCCGCAGCCTGGCAAAATTCCCTGCAAACATCCTTCAGCTCGGAAAGGTCAATTTTGAAAAATTCACGTGAGTCGTTGATCCTTTCTGCACTGAGAGCAGCGTGTATTTTTCCTTCAGTTTCAGCAGGGCTATCAGAATGAAATGAGGCCTCAACCTTAAAAGGAACTGGCACGCCAGTTGCGGAAGAAATCTCTTTGGCTCTTGCGAAAGGTGAATTGGTCGTCATGCCTACTTTATAAATTCCGGGCATGCACTCATTGCTTAAAATGTAAACCCATCCAGCAAGCCTGAAATCGCTTGGTATTTGGATGTAGTCAACCTCTTCTATTTGCAAATTAGGCTTATTAAGGTACATAATTACTCCTGTAGAAATACACATATGTGTTGGCGTAACACAGTGTTATCAGGCCTCAAACGTTGGCGCGTTTGGGGCTTTTTCTTTGGTCAGGATTGATGCAACCTGACGGGCAAGATGTGCCATCTCGTCATCGACAACACCCCACTCCAGAACGGCGAGAAGCATCGAGAATTTCGGAATCCAATCTCGTTTCCACCGGCTAATCTGCGCTTTATCCACACCTACAGCTGCGGCTGTTTTCTCAGTGCCGAGTAATGCGATTTTGTTGAGTAATGCGCTCTCAATGCGGAGCGCCTCATTGCGTTTGTTTGCGTGTTCCATCGTTGATACTTCCATTTAGTGAATAGTTAATGAGCGCACACCCATAACGGGTGACGCATAGTTGTTTATTGATTTGGGATTCGCTTTGCAGCGACGTAGGACGTCATGTCCGTTGTGAAAAGAGCGGTGTTGTTTATGCTGCTTTGCTATCTGAAGGTGGGAACACTTCATCGAGGGTGCATTTGCAGCCAAGTTTCTTTAATGCTTCTACGATTTCGCGGCAATCGTTAAGGCCGGGCGTTCGAATGTTGAGTTCGTAATTGGCAATCCGGGACTGCCCCCAACCAATTGCCTCAGCTAGAACAGCTTGCGAAACTCCAATTTTCTTTCGCTGCTGTGCAATGTTGTTCATTGCAGTCTCCTTTTCGGTTGATACAAACTTATTATTCACAATATGTGATTAACTGTCAATCTCACCTTGTGTAAATACAGTAATCACATGCCGTGATAGATTATCGGTATGAAAACTATGCATGAGATTATCGGGGAAAGGATTAAGTCCCTCAGAGAAGCAAAGGGATTTAGCCAGGCGCAGCTAGCCAAACTTTGTGGTTGGGCTGCTCCGTCGCGCCTTGGAAATTACGAGCTTGGTACGCGCAAGGTTAGTGCAGATGATGCGCTGGTATTGGCGTCCGTCTTGGGTGTATCTCCTTCACTGATCCTGTTTGGAGACGAATCTGGTCCTGTTTATAAGCAGTACGAATACCCACTGTTCACTACGGTACAGGCCGGACAGTTTTCAGAAGTTGGCACATTCACTGAGGATGACGCTCAAAAGTGGGTTTCTACCACCAAGAAGGCCAGCAAAGACGCGTTCTGGCTTGAGGTGAAAGGTCACTCTATGACCGCACCGCAGGGAATGCGGCCCAGCTTCCCGGAAGGAATGCTTATCCTGGTGGATCCGGCTGAAGAGGTGGACGCAGGAGATTTCTGCGTAGCTGGCGTGTTTGGCGACTCCGAGGTCACATTCAAGAAATACACCTGGGATGATGGTAAGCACTGGCTGGAACCGCTGAACCCAAGCCCGCGCTATGAGAGCATTCCGTGCAATGAGAATTGCCGCATCATCGGCAAGGTGGTTAAGGCGCAGTGGCCTGAGGATATCTTTGAGTAGGGTGGCGCACTATCGTTTAGTTGATTTTCAATTTTATTGATACCATATACACAGATTGCAACTACATTTCAGTTGCACTACTTTTAACAGAGGATGTATCCTTCGTGGGAAGAAAGGAAAAGCTGAAAGCCAAACTGGATACGCTACCCAAAAATTTCACTTGGGATGAACTCGTTACCTTAATGAGCCAGTATGGATTTAAAATTCTGAACGCAAAGCGGGGTTCGGGTCGAAAGTTTTACAATTCAGTAATCGATAGGTTGGTAATGTTTCATGAACCACATCCTGAAAACACCCTAAAAAAGTATGTTCTTGAAGAAGTTAAACAGTTGTTAGATGAGATTGATGATCATGAATAACCTGATGAAATATAAAGGTTACTATGGTAGCACCAGTATATCCCTTGAGGATGGGGTGATACATGGGAAGCTTGAGTGTATAAACGATCTTGTCACATACGAGGCGACTACTGTTGCTGAGCTTCAAAAGGCTTTTGAAGAGGCCGTTGACGACTATATTGCGACTTGTGAGGAGATTGGTAAAACTCCAGATAAAACCATGAGTGGCTCTTTTAATGTTCGTATCGGCGAAACGCTGCATAAAAAGGCATATTTGGCTGCTAAGTCCAGAAATATGACCCTTAATGATTTTGTGAAGCAAGCCGTGAATGACGCTGTGAACGATAAGAAAGAAGTGCATTATCATTTCGAAAAACCTAGAGATGTCAAAGATGTAACATTCTTTTCCTCCCGTTTACGCACAGAAATTGGCAAATGGGAAGTTTCGAAGGAATGCGAGGTACACCATTGATGCTCGAAAAAATTCGCTTTAAAGGATTCGATTTAGAGGGTTCGTCGTTATCTATCCTTGAGGATGATAACTCCGAAGGAGGAAAGTACAGCCTTACATTTACTGGGCACAAAGTAATTCCTCAAAAAGATGACGATGGAAATTGGCTTTTCATTGAAGTTAAACCTTGCGTCACTGGTTACCCTCGCGATAAAAAAGTGGATGAGGAAACAAAGGAGTCCGTTGAGGACGATGATGCATTGTTTCGCGCAGAAGCTTCGCTATCCCTCACGTTTGAATGTGAACTTGAAGATGAAGTAAGTGAAGAATTTTATAACGAAAACTCTTGGTTCTTCGAGAATTACGTCTACATATGTACAAAGATTGTTATTGAAAACATGTTCAAAAACACTGTCTTAGAAACAGTAACTTTGCCGTGGTCTCCACGGAATGTAAAAAAATAACCTAACCCGGCCACCGCGCCGGGTTTTTATTGCCCATTAGTCAATCGCAGCACTTCCCTTACGCACTATCTCCGCTGCATCCCTGTTAACACCTTTCCCAATCACGTTCCCAGTCTCATTTCGGTACTGCTCGAGCTTTTCAACGACAGCTTCCTGAGTTATCGGCTGATTGGCGAGAGATAGCTCCATAATCGCCCGCCCCATAGCTGCAACCATCATGTTCACGCGATCCTCGTCCAGATTCATAGCGCTTTCCCCGCTCGGATTTTGACCATAACAAGCTATCACAGGTGGCAGATTGAGCACACAAAAAATAAATTCTTAATCGAGTCATACACATAACGTGAGATTTAAAATAATACACATATTGTGATTGACGATAAAATCACATTACGTGTATATTTACCCCATCAGCAGGACGCTGGCGAAAACGAAACGGACAACACGCTCTTTATACAACGGTGATGGATTCACCTACGTGGCTGCAAAGCCAAATAAGTACCAAAGCGTGTGCTTTGGGATGCGACGAATTGCAGTCCATCGAGACAACCAGAAGATAAGCGCCTGGCATCGCATCACCAAAGTTCACTCAGGAGGTATCTATGTCACGCAGAACAGCATTTAACGGTTCGTCGGCAGCTCGTAGACGCGAGCGCCGCGCTCACCTTCAGAGTGAAGCCGCTATCAGTTCAGAAGTGATGCATCGCCCTACCCCGGCGCGTGTTGAGTTGCAGTGCAAGCGCAAGCCAACAATGCGGGCTGAGGTGGTGACCATCACTACGCAGGTTCAGCGCTATGAAGGCTCATGCTGCCTGCCAGAAGTAGCGATGTACGCAGCAGGGCATCGTAAATCAAATAACGTTACAGCGAGGTAGGATATGAGATTCGCAGATCTTCCATGCAGCTTACAGGACATAGCAGCAAGATTATTAGCTGAAAAATTTGACACATCAACAACTGAGCCAGTAGAAGCACTGGCTCGAAGAATTGGATCGGCGTTTATCGTCCTTAATTCTCTCTCTGAACCCGCTTCAGTTCAGCACGATAGTGATCCATCAAAGCAGTAAAAGCAAAAGTAGCGCTATCTGAATTGATAATTTTACCAGCGCGAATAAGCTCGATTAGCACTTCTTGCGCAGCAATCTCTGGGTATAAAAGTGGGTTTAGCTTATCTGACATGTTATTTCCTTTTTTGACTGTGGAAACTCCAGTCTAAGCCCTTCCTTGGCTGTGGAAAGTGAAGGAAATCACGCGCCGGGCGTGGCTAAACATCCCGGTAACTATTTTTCCAAGGTCGCTCAGGCGGCTTTTTCATTTTCCCATTATTTATTCGGGCCGTGAGGTGCGAGCTTGAATTCCAGATGATATAGCTTTCCGTCAGGCGCCTGGAAGTCAACCTCAAATGCATTCGGTGGGTTGAATGGATCAGGAACATTTTTTGCTATACACGTAGAACGCCAAGCAATATGTCCATTCTTAGCTAAACCCAGAGAGCGTGACTTCCACCAGTCATACCAAGACTGATCGTAGGGCTGATCACTATCCTTTTCTCTCACAAACCAGTGATTTCTCTTGGAGCGCCTTCCCATCTCTATCGTTGGATACATCGGGCTCGATAGTTTTTTATTAATCAGCATTTGGTCTCCAGAGTATTGCCGTTGCGCTGATCGCATTTTGCACCACATCACTTATTAATCAAGCAATCAAATAACCACCCATGGCGGATACATAACGCCGGAATGTCCACAATCGATTTTCAGGAGATAGCTATGACGGAATTGGCAGTTATCGAAATTAAGCCGGAACAGGCGACTGAAATTCTCACCGCAATTAGAGACGAATTAATTCTGCATACACGAATTAACTACTAATCAATCCAGTTAAAGGAACCTACCCCATGATGCACTTACAGCTCGCGGGTAGCGGCGTCATGTCCGCTTATTACCCGCCTGAATCTGAATTACACCGCAAAGTTCGCCAGCTTATCCGCGCCGCAATGCTGCGGCTGAAGGACACATTATCTCAGCCCGGAGTGCCTGCCCATGACCATTTTACCCGTTAACGGAACCTTACTGGTTCAGCAAGGTAATCGTGACTTCAACAAGCTCTACGAAGCGTCATTCCCCGACACTCAGGAAGGCCTGAAGTCTGCCTATTCGTGGGCATGGGAAATAGCTATGGGCTGGCACGATATTCAGAATGACGACTGGAATAAAACCCATGCTGCATGACTTTAACGATGAAGAATTTATTGCGCTTATTTCTCCCGAAATTGAGGAAGAAGTAGAGCAGCAAATCAATCTGGCAGCGGAACGAAATAACCCGCCGATCACATGGGCAGAGTTTGCAGGAGACTTCACATGAATCTCGAATTATTAGACGCGCCATTTCCATCGGAAGACATTGAATGGCGCATTCAGCAGGCCGGGAAAAGTGGCGAAAAGATATGGGCCAAAGTTCTGGCCTACGTCACCAACAGGGCAATCATGAAGCGCCTTGATGAAGTCTGCGGTAAGGCGGGCTGGCGCAACGAGTACCGCGATATTCCGAACAATGGCGGTGTTGAGTGCGGAATTTCTATCAAGGTCGAGGGCGAGTGGATCACGAAGTGGGACGCAGCTGAAAACACGCAGGTCGAAGCCGTTAAAGGGGGCCGATCGGGGGCAATGAAGCGCGCCGCTGTGCAGTGGGGCATCGGTCGATATCTCTACAACCTGGAAGAGGGTTTCGCCACTGTCTCAACGCAGCGAGTAAACGGCTATCACTATGCTCGCAGCAAGGAGGTAGGGACGTTTTACTGGCAACCACCCGCCCTTCCGGCGTGGGCATTGCCACTGACTGTTTCGTTGAAAACTGAATCAGCGGAATCGATGCGCGAGCCTGTAGAGGCCGAGCACATTCTTGCTGAGTTCTCCGATTACGCCAGCAAAGAAAAAGACATCAAGAAGTTGACTGAGGAATACAAAAAGACCTGGGCGGCACTGAACGGCTTTCCAGATCATCAGGAAAAATGCAAAGACGTCACTGGTATCAGACGTGCGGAACTTCAACAACAAACTCAGGCGGCATAAATGGCAAGCAGAGGCGTAAACAAAGTCATCCTCGTTGGCGCACTCGGGAAAGACCCCGAGGTTCGTTATCTCCCTAACGGTGGCGCGGTGGCAAACATGACACTGGCGACTTCCGATTCATGGCGGGACAAACAAACCGGCGAGCAAAAAGAGCAAACCGAATGGCACCGCGTGGTGGTGTTCGGGAAGCTTGCGGAGGTAGCTGGCGAGTATCTGCGGAAAGGCTCGCAGGTTTACATCGAAGGCCAGTTACGCACCCGCAAATGGACAGATCAGTCTGGTCAGGAACGCTACGCCACTGAAATCAACGTCCCCCAGATTGGTGGCGTTATGCAGATGTTAGGCGGGCGTCAGAGCGGTGAGCCGACAGGCGGCCAGCAACAATCCCGACAACCACAACAGCGGCAGAAACAACAGCGACCGGCTCAATCCAGCGAGCCGCCAATGAACTTCGACGATGAGGCTCCGTTTTAACTATCGCCCCCCTTCCCTAACCACGCTATACACGCGCTCTAAATAAATAACCGGAGTCAAAAATGCTCACACCTCAGCAGGTATTAGCCTGCCTACGGCGGGATAGCCGCAACCATATTACAGAGTCATGGAGATGGATGGGTGACATTACGGACGTGGCATCCGGCTCCGGTATTTACGAAATGTCTCTGAACGAAATAGACCCCTATTACGCAGGCTGGTCAACGCTACTGGAATACCAGTATCACATCATCCACCCGGTAACACTCAAGACCATCATGGACCAACTGGATAAGGAGCCATGGGGAGACGGGGCGCTTGGAGGCGTCGTTTACCGGCTTAAAGAAGGTTACTCATCATGATTGGTCAATCCTACAACCCTGATATATCCCCTAACGAATTAGTAGCCCGCCACAGAGTAAAACCTATGCCAGACCGCAATGAATTACTCAAACGCCACAGTTTTCCCGGCCCGGATGATAACCGCTACATCAGCCTGATGATTAAAGGAGTGCGGAAATGACAGATAACAATAAGCACCTGGTTCGTATCGGACACAAATTTGCCGCGGCAATGAGTGACGACACGCCGATCATCACGATTGCGAAGATGGTGACCAAGCTTGCATCGGCGCTGGACGTGCAGACGGCGCGTAGTGATGCGCTGGCGGCTGAGAATGCGGCGCTTAACAAGTTCATCAAAGATGATTGCTGGATTTGGGATGACAAGAGTGAAGAGTATTTCGACGCTGCTGACTGTATGCCAGAGACCCCAGCTACGGACGCATGGGTGAACGAACAGCGTGACGCAATTCTTGACGCGACTTTCGAGGCAGCAAAACAGGAAGTCGAGCGTCGTTTCGGCAGGACATTCCAGGATTGTGCTTGGCTCGCAAGACGCAGCAGCGACACGCAGATGAAAGGTGCAGTGGAAATGGCTGAGTGGGTCGAATTGTACGCAGCACAGCTTCGCGGGAGCCAGGTATGATCCATTACCACGGCGGGCCAATAACCCCTGACACCTGCGCGCTAAAGGCGTGGCGAGCGAGGCATGCTTTCATCTCGTTCGCCCATGCCGGCCAGATAAATCTGGCATCTGAATACTGTCAGTCATTCGCATTGGACAACGGCGCATTCACAGCATGGAAAGCAGCTGGAAAAAACAAAATCGACTGGAGTGATTATTACGAGTTCGTCGCGAGATGGAAAAACCACCCTGGCTTTGACTTTGCGATCATTCCTGACGTCATCGACGGCGGCGAGGACGAGAACGAGTCGCTACTGGATGAGTGGCCGCACGGCGCGTTTTTCGGCGTTCCGGTCTGGCACATGAACGAATCCGATGAGCGTTTTATCAGGCTCTGCAATGAATATCCGCGCGTAGCAATCGGTAGTTGCGGTGACTACGACGTTAAACGCCCAAACCTCGCCGTGGCGCGGATGAAAGACCTGATTCGCCACGTCACTGACGATCACGGCCAGCCGATTACTAAGCTGCACGGCTTGCGGATGCTTAACCCGCTAATTTTCACCAAACTGCCCCTCGCGAGCGCCGACAGTACGAACGTTGCCAGGAATATCGGCATCGACAAGGCCTGGTCAGGAGCATACGCGCCAGCAAGCAAAGAGACGCGCGCCGCGCTGATGGTTGAGCGGATCGAGTCACATAACAGCCCCGGCTCACTCGCGTACTGCGAGAAACGAGACCGGTTCGACTTCCAATTACAACTGGCGGTGTGAAATGACCATGACAGCAGAACAACTGGCCCAATGCGAGCCTTCACTGGATTCGATGCTTCGCGCTCATGAGGCGTTTTACAGCACAGACAATGTGCGTGAAGCCATGCTGAAGGCATACCGGATCATGCTTACTGACGCGCTGAAAGTTGCAGGTATCAATTTAACGGTGGAGGGCTAACGATGGCGCTCACTAAAAAACAGCGCGCCGAGTTGCGTATGAAATTTGGCGGTCGCTGTTCTTACTGCGGTTGCGAGTTGCCGGAAAAGGGCTGGCATGCTGACCACGTTGAAGCGGTTTATCGCAAGATGGAAATTGATGAGCAGGCAAGACAGCAAGGCAAATGGAAATTGCGGCAGACCGGCGAGGTGTTTCGCCCTCAGCATGACAATTACGACAACCTGTTTCCGTCATGCGCCCCATGCAATCTGTTTAAGTCTGTTTTCGACATTGAGGAATTCAGAAACCAGATAGCTATGCAGGCCGGGAGAGCACTGAAAACATCCGTAAATTTCCGCACAGCGGAACGGTTTGGGCTAGTCGAAGTTATCGAAAAGCCCGTTGTGTTCTGGTTCGAAAAATACCAGCCGGATAGCGGCGTAACGGTGGAGGGGTGAGGGATATGGCTGACTTTAGCGCAACAAAACGTAATGCGTCGCTGGAAGATTGGGGTGAGGCTCTCGAATGTATGGTCGAACTTAATGGCAAATCATTCGATATCACAGAGATGGAAATCGAAGCTGCATATGAGGCTTACAAGCGCGTTGACGACTTTTTTTATGACGAATGGGGCGACGAATAATGAGTGCAATCAACGAACGCGTATCACCAAAACGGCTCGCAGAAATCATCGCCCGCGCTGAGGTCTGCGACGATTCCGTGCTGACCGATTATCGCGATATAGAGTCAATAGCCCGCGAGCTACAGCAGTACCGCGCCGCCGCTGATCCGATATATCAGGTCCGATTTTCGCTGGGTTGGCGCGACGTAACTAAAGCGCAGTATGACGACCACGAAGCCCACGGAGCGCCAGTTCGCATCGTGTACGCAGCCCCGCAAGTTACGAGCGTGCCGGATGTGTCAGATTTGGAAAAGGTATTGAGATTTATTGAAAGCCTGCCAGTACCAACCAAGGGAGCCGGTATAAACGGTAAACGATTGTACGACTTCATTGTTTCCTGCCGCGCTGCCATGCTCACCGCAGCGCCAGCAGTACAGGCAGAGCAGTTGTCCGGCAATACCGAACAGGTCGAACCTGTAAGCGATGCTAACAAGTTGGGCGGCTGGATACCGGTCAGCGAGCGGATGCCGGAATTTAACGACGAAGTCCTTGTATGGCATCGCCACGGATTTCCGATGCTGGCGGTATATGGCGCATGTAAGGACCCGAAAACATATAAAACGTATCGATGCCTGCGTAATAACGATGGAGAGATTGACGCAACCCACTGGATGCCGCTGCCAGCAGCACCGAAGCAGGAGGTGAAGGCGGCCTTTGAGATGGGAATGTCTCGTTACGGTGATGCAATGCAAAAGCTCGCAGACGGAGGTGACTGATGTCCAAATTAACAGAGCACGAGGTGATTTCAGTGCTGGAGGGGCATGGAAACTGTATGACCTACCAACTGGCAAATATCATTACAGCAAAGCGTGGGTACAAAGATCACGTAAAAACGCCTCAGGCGCTTCGCCTTCTCAAGAGAATGGAGGCAAAGGGAAAGGTTCGCCGCGTCAAAAGTGTCTATGCGGTTCAGATTTGCTGGGCGCTTGCCGAACAATCTGGCGGTGAGTGATGTCTGAATCAGCAACGAATACAGCCCGCGCAATGCGGGTTTTTTTTGACTGGAGGAAATGATGCTGTCAAACCATGACCATCTGGAAGAGTGCGTATTTATATCAATGACCAATGAAGAAGCCAGTCTTTGCTATGACGCAATGGAGGAGCTTATTCGAAGATACGGGGGCGAATTAGAGCAGCGATTAAAGGACGCCATTATCGACCTGATGTGTTGCGTGAATGTCGAATAGCCGCAGACCAGCGGCTTTTTTATTGCCTGGAGATAACCAATGAGCGAAGTGATCCAGCTTGTGCCCAATAAGTGGGTGACCGAGCAAAACCTTATCGCCGTAACAGGCCTGAAGCGCGGGACTATTGAGCGGGCCCGGCGCGAGTCATGGTTTTTGGGCCGTGAGTATTTGCACGTATCACCGGACGGGGAGCCCAAGCCAAACAGTGAATGCATGTACAACACCGAGGCGATCAATCTCTGGATAGAACAGCAAGCGTCCAAACAGCCTGGTGCCCGGAATTAAATTACAGGGTAACCTAGTCGGGCTCTTGGACGTCGGGAGGGAAGAATGGCATACCCAACAGGCGTTGAGAACCACGGAGGAACGCTCCGCATATGGTTCATGTATAAAGGCGTCAGGGTCAGGGAAAGCCTTGGCGTTGTGGATACGCCAAAGAATCGGAAGGTGGCTGGAGAGTTACGCGCATCGGTTTGCTACGCGATTAAGACAGGACGTTTTAACTATGCAGCGCAGTTTCCTGAGTCTGCAAACCTCCAACGATTCGGCGAGGACAGAAAAGAAATAACCGTCACTGAACTGGCAAAGAAGTGGCTTGAACTGAAGAGCATGGAAATTACCACTAACGCTCTGTCGCGGTATAAATCAATCGTCAGGAATATGGTGCCAAGGATTGGCGAGAAAAAACTGGCGTCGGCAGTTACACAGGAGGATTTGCTGTTTATAAGGAAGGAGCTTTTGACGGGGTATCACACCCTGAAGAAAGGACAGCGAACGCCGGTTAAAGGTCGCTCTGCACGGACGGTGAATAACTACATGATGGTGATGTCTTTCATGTTCCAGTTCGCTACCGAAAGTGGGTATATAAAGAAGAACCCGTTTGACGGTATCGACTTCCTGAAGAAGGCGAAAGCCGTTCCGGATCCGCTAACCCGGGACGAGTTCGTCAGGCTAATGGATGCCTGTTACAACCAGCAGATAAAGAATTTCTGGTCACTGGCTGTTTATACCGGTATGCGGCATGGCGAGTTGTGCGGGCTGGCGTGGGAGGATATCGACCTCAAAGCAGGAACGCTTATGGTCAGAAGGAATCATACGCTGACAAAGGAGTTTACACTGCCAAAAACGGATGCAGGCACTGACAGGGTTATTCATCTGATCCAACCGGCAATTGATGTTCTTAAAAGCCAGGCGGAAATGACGCGACTCGGTAAGCAGTATCAGGTCGAAGTGAAATTGCGGGAGTATGGCCGGACAACCACTCACCCCTGCACTTTCGTCTTTAACCCACAGGCTACTGTAACAAACGGGATCGCCGGCCACCATTACGCTGTTGGCTCTGTAGCTCAGAGTTGGGAGTCAGCAATGCGGCGAGCAGGTTTACGTTACAGGAGAGCATACCAGTCGCGTCACACTTACGCATGCTGGTCATTAACCGCAGGAGCAAACCCGAACTTCATCGCGTCGCAAATGGGTCACACAAATGCACAGATGGTGTATCAGGTTTATGGTGCATGGATGTCGGATAACAATGCGGATCAGATTGCCATTCTGAACCAGAAATTATCTGACTTTGCCCCACCCATGCCCCAGGCGGTAGGATCGTAG